CTCTTATGATGCGGGCCTTTCACGGTGTAAGCAAGGCAAAGATCCACGTTGAATACCTTGATGGTAACCCCCGCAATACCGTCCTGCGAAACATTCAACTAATAGAGAACCGGTACAGCGCAAAGAGCTAAGACATAAAAAACCCCCAATTAAGGGGGTTTTTTTTACTTACGAGTTAGTGACCTGAATACGTAATTCCTTATATCGTTGGACTGTGCTAGGGCATCATCGTAAGCCATCAGTGCCAACTCCTTTTCAAACTCACACGTCATCAGGTTATCGTCAAAGTAACCGATCCTCTCCATCCACACATCATCAATCGTATCCATAAGGTCAATGCGTGCGTTCTCAAGCTTTGCTACTGCGTCTGCGACAATAACAGGCAACGCGCCACTACTAACAGTCAGCACGTATTCTTCCAATGCTCGAAAGTACTTCTCTTTTTCAGTCAAAATGCGTCTCCTAGGTCTCATTTATTGGGATATGGTGGCTTTATACACGCCGTGTGTCATATCTGTGAAGGTTATAGACCCATTGTACTTCGCTGATGCGATGTATTCAAGCCTAATCTCATCAGAAACCTTCACACCCATACTATATCGCGCTTTTATGCTGCGCCTATCCGCTCCGTGCCTCTCTGCCTCTGCTATTGAATAAAAGAATCGTGCAAGATCATCTGCTGTTTCGATGTAGTCATCCATAATTATTCCTCAATAAAAAGCCCACTTTCGTGGGCTGTTGGTTAGATCTTTTTGCCATCGCCTTTCAAGCGATTCTCTATCTTGTGATCAGCCCTACTTCGATTGTAGTTCATTTTCTCAACGAGCGCGGCACCTACATCTAGGTTGAATCCACCCGCGTAATCAAACACCCTGATCAGCACATCGGCAAGCTCAACCTCCTCAGACTTACGCGTTGTAATGTGATCGTCCATGCTGTTCTTGCGAACGCCCTCAAGCACCTCTGACACCTCAGAGTGGATCAGTGCAAGCATCTCACCCTTGTTGCGCTCTAGCGGCTTACCCGTCTTAATGTCAGTCCACCAGCCTGCGTGTTTAGCGCGACCGTGGCATTCCTCTACTAGATAATTAGTAAAGACCGCGAATGCCTCTTCAACCGGCTTATTGTAATCGCTCATTGGCTATCTCCCCATGAGTAGTCGTAGATTGAGTCAACAGTCCGCAATGAATCCTGATAATCGTACATAAAGTCACCATTAGCATTAGCCAAGAATGTAATTGGTGCTTCGTTGTCTGGTGTATTCATCCACTCGCCTTTACTCCATTCAGGCTCAGATACAAAGGCATGAATCATACCGTCACCGTCAGTTGCCATATAGTTATAAAGGTCAGAGTCAAACAAACCAATGTAAGTAGAGTAAACCTCCAAGATATGGTCACGCTCCTCAGAGAACGGCACCATAGGGATTGGCTCTACAACCTCAGCTTCAGTGGTTTTGTTTAGCTTTGCGATACCATCAAAAAACTCGGCAACGTTAAGGTACTCTCCATCAAGCTCGATATTGAAGTCCTTAGACTCGTATGTAATTTTCATCTTTCTCTCCTTCGCTGTAAGAGTGGCTATAATAACCACCTCAAAATAAGAAGTCAACACTAAGTGTTACAATAAGCGCCCACACGGAGGTTTTATGCCAAGACAATACCCTACACCAGAAGAACAAACGATAATTAGCACGATGTTCTCTGATAAATCAGAGAGTTGGCTTGCTACGCGACAGTTTATCCACTCAGAGCCCCTGAAGGCCCTTGATGTGCTGGGCGCTCTGGCAAGCAAAGACCCAAAGTTCCTTGATATTCTTCACGACTTCGACCTGTGGGCCAGACCTGAGCAGTTCATGGACTGGGGTGACTGGGATACCGTAATGCTTCTGTGTGGGCGGGGTTTTGGTAAGAGCTGGTTCGCATCCAACTATATTATTGACCAAGCCAAGAAGTCAAAGATACGTATCGCCCTGTGGGCATCCGACCTGAAGTCTGCCAAGCGTGTTAACTGGCTAGGGTCATCCGGTATCATCCAGAACATGCACCCTAACGACCTAAGAGACTCTGACTTTAACAAGACGGACTTGACCATTACATTCCCCAATGGAAGCACCGTTGTGACCTACACGGCAGAGTCTTTCGAGCGATCACGGGGTGACTCAGTGCATATGTGCGTCCTCGATGAGCTGGCGGCTTGGTCATACGGCCCACAAGCCCTAGAGGCGGCTCGACTTATTATGCGATTGGGTGAAAAGCCCAAGATGCTCATCACTACCACACCTAGATCGCTGGCTATGATTAAAGACATTGCTGTGGACAGTGACGTGAAGCTGATTAAAGGTGTCACCACAGATAACTATTATTTGCCGGAGTCTTATGCCGAGACACTGCAAAAGAAGCTCACAGAGCGCATGTGGCGGCAGGAAGGTCTCGCTGAGATCTTAGATGACAACCTATACGCCATGTTTCAGATGAGCGACATAATGAACAACAGGATTACGGGTGACTTTGACTTCTCTACACTAAAGAAACTCGTGATTGCAATAGACCCGGCTGTTACCTCGAATGAGAACTCGGATTTGACCGGCATCATGGTCTGCGGCATGGGTTATGACGGTAAGTATTACGTTATTGAAGACTCCTCTATGGAGATGGCATCCCCTGAGAAGTGGAGCAGTCGTGTCGTGTCTTTGTATAGAAAGTACAACCAGCACGAGTGCCCAGTCGCTATCGTGGCTGAGAAGAACCAAGGCGGCGACCTAATCACTTCTGTGATACGCAATGCAGCCCGAAACATCAGAGACATGATTTTGCCACCCGTAACGCTGGTTCACGCATCACGAGGCAAGGAAGTGCGAGCTGAGCCTACCTCTGCACTGTATGAGCAGCAGCAAGTCTGTCACGTTGGTGCGTTTGAGGATCTTGAGTTGCAAATGACCGAATGGAACCCCACAGACAAGAACACTAAATCACCTGATAGGCTAGACGCTCTTGTGTGGGCTATTACGTCACTTTCTAAAGGCATGTCTGGCACAATAACATCTGGATATGGTGGCTATAATGAGCCGGGTATGGATAGGACTGCAATTAATCCTTACTGCGGGTATAAGTGATATAATGATCTAAATTAAAGGAGAATAATATGTTATCACTGAGAAGACGACCAGAAACAGAAGGATCATCTGACGAATCGATTATTGACATAAAATTTAAAGATGAAGTTGTTACTATTACCCTGAATAAGATTCAAGGTAGCCTTTCTATTTGGAAGGTTGTTTCAACTGACTGGGGTTCAGAAAAGTACCCTCCACTAATAGTTGCACTAGCAAATAACCAAGCTTTAACAGTTAATGACTGGCTAAAGATATACGGATCAAAAATAACCGAGGATGGACAGGCTGTTATGCACCTATCTGCTCCGCGAGAAGTAATAATAGAACGACGGGATAGAGCATCATACAATGATAATTAATAGCGGATTAAACGCAACACATGGTATTAGGTCGCAGTACTTTAGTGATCAATATTCAAAAAATAGAATTGTAAGAGATCTTGTTGTCGGACTAACTGCCCTGCGCGGAACGAAAGATATTGTATCTAGTGTATCTGCCGAGACACCTTATTTACCTAAATTCCCAAATGAACCCGATGAGTTTTATATTCTTCGAGTCGCACGTACCTACCTGACGAACTATTTTAAACGAGCCATCACGTCAGACTCCGGTAAGATACTTGCAAATAACGTAATGATTTCAATTGACGGTTCCACCAACGACGAGATTCCAGAGCCTTTTAATGGCTGGGTTCAGAACATGAACCTTGCTGGCGACAATCTCACGATGGTAACTCAGTCACAGCTTCAAGCGGGCATGCTCAAGGGTGTTTCCTTGGCTATGATCGACTTCGATGCAGGACTTAACCGACCTTACCTAAGATCAATTGATGTTGACTCTGTTATTGCATTTAAGAGCGATGCACGAACCGGTAAATTAAGCTACATTAAGTTTTTCTTTGACTACGTATCTGATAGTGAAGAAGACTACAACACAGAATCATCAATATTTGAATTAACTCCAACTACATGGACTATTAGCGATTCAAACAATGAAGTTTTGGAAACTGGCGATATTATCCGCTACCGAAACGGCAAGACGCGAATCACTGATGAAATTCCAGTTGTTGAGTTCTATACAAATAAACTTGGAAAGATGAAAGCAGAAAGCCCTTACCAGACCTTGGCAGAGCTGACTATTGAGCACTTTCAAGTTTACAGTGACATTAAGAACATGATGTTCTACGCACTGACCCCTATCCTGACTGCCAAGAACGTGCCTGCTGACTTTACCATTGAAATGATGGCATCTTACATGATGGTTCGCATGCCAGAGACTGGTGAGAAGTCCCCAGAGCTTGACTGGACTCAGGTAGACTCTGCAGCAATACAAGAAGGCCAGAAGCAGCTTGAAGGCATCGAGAGACGCATCAGCACCTTCACTATTGACGCTAACGCACTGCGACCCGGCGCACAGACGGCTACGCAAACATCAATAGAAAGCCAAGGCTCGAACGCAGCTCTGAGATCTTTTGCGGTTGCTCTGTCTGAGCATGTGCAAAACATTCTTGAAGTAATGATGAGCTACACGCTAGAGTCTGATAAAAAGATTAAAGGTTATATCGCTCCAGAGTTCAACTCAATGGAATCCGATAAGGAAATGCGAGTCCTTATGGAAATGCGACGAAACTTGGATCTATCATCACTTAACATTGTTGATGCAGCTATCCAGCGCAAGTTACTTCCACCAGACTTCGATAAAGCAGCAAACGCAGAGGGCTTGATTAAAGAGCTTGATGAAATGCTCAAGTACGAGAGCGCAAAAGCATCCTTTAATAGTGCGCCAGAAACTGCGCCAACTAATATGCCTGACGACCTTAACGGAGATGTCCCTGACGGGCTTCTGGCGGGTAACGGAGAAGAGCAAATCACAGATAAACCACGGGACGCATAGTCCTGTGTTATAATTTCCACCCACGGAGCTATGGAGAAACTCTTCATACGCAAGGCGTAAACGAGAAAGGTAACTAACAATGAGCATTGATTTTAACGACCCAGAAGTACAACGAGCAATTCAAGAACGAGCAACAGAAGTAGCCCAAAGCATTATCTCCGACAAGTATGTTCCGGTCGAAGATATTAACGGCCTTAAAGCGAAAAATACAGAGCTTCTTGGAAAGATTGTAAAAAACAAGGAAAAGTATGGCGACCTAAATGAGAATGATTTGTCGGAATTAGTCCGAGTAAAATCAGCTCGTGAGCATGATCAGTTTATTGACATGATTATGAATGGTAAGACTGCAGAAGCAAAAGCCTTGGCTACCGAGGGTGCAATCGCACCGTGGAAAGAAAAGGTGAGTGACTTCGAGGGCCAGTTCTCTGCCGCTCAATCAAGCATCTCAGAAAAAGATAAAGAAATTAAAGATCTGTATTCCAAAGTAACTGGTATGCAGAAGCGACAATTCCTGCGAGAGCTAACCTCCAAAGACGATTCATTTAAGAATGATCACTTTGAAGACTTTTATATGCTTAACCAAGGCAAGATTGACATCGACCAAGATTCAGGCGTTGTATACGCGCTAGATGGTGGTGGCAAGAGTGTCCTTGATACCGATGGCAATAAAGTAGCCTACAGCGCATTCTACGACAAGCAGAAAGTATCAAACGGTTTGTTTTGGAATGGCGGTTCAGGATCAGGCGCTAAAGGTTCAGGCGGTGGCGAAGGTGGTCTAGGTAACGATCCATCTAAGTGGACGCAAGAGCAAAAAATTGATTACATTCGAGAGAATGGCCCTGAGAAGTTTGGTCAAATGCTTTCGTCAGCTAAGAAATAGCAGTGATAAAAAGGGGTGCATAAACACCCCTTTTTTTATATGTTATAATTACGGTATTACATTGGATCGCTAGGCGATCATAGAAATAAACAAATCGTCTAGTAATTTAAAAAAAGAAGGTACATATCATGGCTTTAATGTCTCCAGAATATAATGCAGAGTTTTACTCCGGTTGGCTCGAAGGTTTAGCACAAGAAGTTGATGTGTTTAACGAAAAATCTAACATGACCATCATGCTTGGTTCAGAAGTATACATCGGCTCTTTCTTCAAAGAAGCTGGTTATGACCGAATTGGTGATCTGATCTCTCGTCGGGATGTATCAGTAGATACCGCCGCCACCGATAGCCGTATGGCATTGATGGAATTGGTTGGTGTTGACTTGGCAAGCAAGATCGGCCCCGTCTTCGAAACTGATGAAAACTTCAAACGTCGCGGTCGTTCAGTTGGCGAAATGGCTACCATTATTGGTCGTCAAGCTGCTGGTGATTACTTGAAACGCGCTCTTGATCAAATCGTTTCTTCTTTGATTGGTACTGTTGGCGTTGACACAGTTCTTGTTGATAGCACTGATAAGACAACCGCTACTAACCACAAGCACCTGACTAAAGCAATGCGCTTGTTTGGTGATAAAGGCCGTAACTTGTCTGCTTACCTGATGAACTCAGAAGCTTTCTACGACCTCGTTGACGACAAATTAGATA